TAAAAGAGTGCTGCGCCACAAAGGCGAACGGCGTTTGGACTACGAAAAAATTAAACACATCTGCGATGAGCGGATCAGGCAAATAGATGAAGGGGAGCAGTATGCTGGTATGGCCAAACAAACAAGCGTTGATACTTAAGACGCATAACCCCGAAAAAATACTAAACATTTTGCCAAGTGCGAAACAGTTTGTTCTTAAAGGCCATCCGTTAGTAGCTGTGCCACATCGTACTGCTGAAACTATCACGCTTCGAAACCTAGGGTACGACGCCCCTGCACCCATCCGTACCTACTATAATTGGTCTGGGCGCTACAAACCATTTCACGCGCAGAAGGAAGCTGCTGCTTTTTTGTCAACACACAGACGCGCTTTTAACCTATCAGAGCTTGGTACAGGTAAATCCCTTGCGTCGTTGTGGGCGTATGACTACCTCAAAAGCGTAGGTCAAATGAACAAAGCGCTAGTCATTTCTCCGTTGTCGACGTTGGAACGTACGTGGGCCGATGAGCTGTTCAACCACTTCCCCCATTTAACGTTTGCGGTGTTGCACGGCTCGAAGTCCAAACGACTTAAACTGCTTGAGCAAGACTTTGATGTTTACATCATTAACCATGACGGCGTTGGTATCATTGAACCACACATTAAAAAGCGTACAGATATTGATTTAGTTATCGTCGACGAAGTGGCCCAGTGCGCACGTAACGCCAGCACAACCCGCTGGAAGGCCATAAACACAGTCGTTAATAAACACGCTTTTCCCCGAGCCTGCTGGGCGATGTCCGGAACACCTACACCAAACGCGCCGACTGACGCATGGGCGCAGTGTAAGCTTGTTGTTCCCAACGCCGTGCCGCCATATTTTGGTAGATTTAAAGGCCAAGTAATGAAGCAGCTTAGTCAGTTTCAATGGGTGCCAAAGCCAGAGGCAACAGAGATTGTACGGGAAGTAATGCAACCCGCTGTGAGGTTCACACGCGACGAGTGCTTAGACTTGCCACCAATTATGTTTGAAACGCGTGACGTAAAGCTCACCAAAGAACAGAGCAAAGCCTATAAAGAAATGGTTGCGAAGCTGCGAACTGAAGCAGACGACGGTGAGATTACTGCGGTCAACGAAGCTGTTAAAATGGGCAAGCTAGTACAGATTGCTTGTGGCGTCGTGTACGCTAATGATGGATCTGAAGTAACGATACCGTCGACGCCTCGTATCGAAGAAACCAGATCAATTATAGAAGCTGCCGAAGGCAAAGTGATTGTCTTTGTGCCATATGTTTCGTCAGTCAAAATGGTAGCCGAAGAACTCAGTAAAGACTTTAGCGTGGAGGTAATTCACGGTGGAGTAAAGAAGCATGACCGTGACCGTATATTTGGCGCATTTCAAAAAACTAAAGACCCCAAGGTTCTTGTGGCGCAACCCGCCGCTATGAGCCACGGCCTTACCC